AAGCGTTCATCTGGCCTTGTATCTCGGTAGTGTCATATGTGCCACTTACTCCGGCCAGTTCAGGGAACCATGTAGAAAAGAAAGTCCCATCGGTCAACTTAATGACGGACGGGAGCGAAACGGTTTTATCCACCGTATCCCTATGTATTTTAAGGGGTGATCTTATTTCGAACTTCATACCTGAAGGAATACGGGTTACAAATATAGGTTAACATTTCGGTTTTGATACTTTTGTTTATACTTTTTTTTCACGCGGTCTGGAAATGGGTATACACGCCATACCTCAAAGCAGCAAGTAAATGGTATCTTTTGGTGTTTTCTACAATCTTTGTCACCTCATCACCTACGGTCATAAACTTGGCATGGTTCCGTTCCCAATGCAGGTTAGGTGATTCGTCAGGGTCGTAATACACGGCAAACTTTTTAAGTTTAACAATTCCGTTAAACTCGGAATGTTCACCTTTGCGGGCTTCCAGTATATGCATGCCTATTTTGCGCATTGCTATAATCATATTGGGATCACGTTCCGAGTAGAATGGCTGCCCGTTCTGCCAGCCGTTTTGCAACATAACCTCTTTAATCAGGTGTTCATCGGCTCCACCGTCCAAATAACCGCATTCCTTCAGGTACAACGTGTAAGGTTTCACGAACTTAATCCTGATTATTGCGGTCTTACCGCTGGTCACCTTATCACCGTAACCGTAATCTATTGCCCAGATAGTAGCGTCAACGTTGCCGGGCTGCTCTCGTGTCTGAATCCAATTCTTGTAAATCAGCCCTTTCATGTTGCCAGTCAATCCCCGGGCATATACCCGCCATGATTCAGGATCTGGAATGCCCTCTATCTCGTCATGCTGCTGTTGGGTAAGGAATCGGTTGTGTCGGTGATCGGTAATAAATAGCCTCACCCCTGGCTTGTTGATTAGCTTGTCATGCGCCCAAAATGTAGCGGAAGGGTTGTAATCGTAAATCCTTTTGCTGAATGGCGGGAGGTTTGAACGGATGCGAAGTTGCCAGACTATTTCCCAGGGTAAACCGTTTGCCTCGTTAACGAACAATATATGCCGCTTCCCTGACTTAGCGTCCTGTTCATCCTCATAACTGGTGAATTCAATCAGGCTGTTTTTCTGGAAAAGGAATATCCGGTCTTGCTGATTATAGCCTGATAGGTATTGCTTTACTTCAGGCGTGGTGTTAATGATCCTTATTGCGTCCCTTAATGCCCCTCGTTTCAAGTTCGGGATGTCCTCACCGACAACTGTACAAACCAGGTCGGGTAATTCAATGCATTTAACGAAAAGGTATTGAAGGGCTGCATAGGTTTTGCCGCTATTATGACAAAGTATGTCCTGTTCGGTTATCAGGTAAGAATGATATTCTGCTACTGTCAGATCATATACATCATCGTTTGATTCACTTATGATTATCTGCTTTATTGCAGATGTTTCCATCTCCTTCCAGCCCTGATTTCCTTTATATCTAATACTGTCACATTGTCCCACAATGCCGCAATCTCCTTGCGTGTCATTATGCCCTGTTTGGATAGTTGTATTATCTTCAATACCTGGTGTTCTTTCAACTTCGAATGTCCATTCCTTGAACCCCGCATCGGTATTAACCTGCCATTTGCGGCACAATGTCGTATGTTGTCCGCATGTGTCATCCATTCCAGGTTCTCTGCCCTGTTGTCTGTCTTGATACCATTCTTGTGATTGACTGTAGCAAGGTTGTCCGGGTTGGGAATGAACGCCTGAGCGATAACACGATGAACTTTTATTGTTCCGCCATCCATTACCGTTCTTAAATATCCTTGTTTGTCCTTTGCTGGTTTCATTATTGCCGGGGTAGTGTGGAACGTGCAATCCCGCCTCGAGTGTTTCCCAAAGGTAGCTATACGCCCCATTGTCGATACTGCATAGCGATTTGATAGTATCTTCCAGTATTCCCCTGGCAATGTGATAGGCTTCAACCCATTCGCCATTGATTCTAAACTTGTGTTCATAGGTGCATCTGATTTTAAAGTTATCAGATACAAAGGTAATTAGTTTACGTCTTGGGTGTTCCGCCTTAATCCTAAACTTATGAACAACGGGTAATAACTTATAATCGAATCCTGAAACGCTATAAACTAAATCGCCTGCCTTAACATCCCTGATTTTCGTATAACCCTTTGCGGTCTTTACCAGGGTATCGCCATCAAGGCATGAACTTCCGCCCTGAAGCACTATATCAGGCTCCGTTGAGTTGTAGATTTTGCTAAACAGTTCATTGACCTGAAACATCTGACTCGGATTCAGGGATAGGATTCTCAGCGTTGACGATGTGAACAGTTACCCCGGTCTTAAGTTCGCCGCTGTGTTCAACCTTTTGGCTGTTGAGTTTAGATAGTTCTTCATCGGTTGAAGTGAGGCGGTAAAGTGCTATCTGAGTAGTTGCGTTGTCGGATTCATACCATTTTTTTCGCAGTCCCTTCTTTACATTTATCCGGTTCTGTTCTAACGCATCTTTTATAGTATCTAATTTGTCAAGTCCGTGATTATAGAATGTAGCCCGTGATGTATCCATATACGAGGCCACCTCATTAATAAAAACGAGTTTATGCTCATTAATAACTTTCAGGGCTAACTTTTCGAGCCTTGCAGTTTCATTAGCCATCAACTAAACATTTAGTTAAGCAAAGATAGGTCAAAAAGTGGGGAAATTGACAAATGGCTTCATTTTTTTATCCTCCGCCCGCAGAAGGGGCAGACCGTTTCATCCCCAAGTACATATGCTCTGCAACACTTTGTGTAATCTATAGGATAATTATTTACCCGTTCCGTTGTTTCGGTATCGGCCAGGTCGGGGTGAATATTTTTTATCCACTCGTCAAATAGTTCAATAGTTTCGTTATTTGTGACTACTCCTTTTAATCTGCATTCGTGTGCAAATCTTGTGCATAAGTATTTCAGTTTCTCGGTATTCATTTTTGCTCCTTTCTTTAACCTATTTTTTTACCACAACCTTTACAATAATCGCCACCAGTACGTATATCAACTGGATAGTTATGATTACATTCATTTATCCTTATTTTATCAACATATTCAGCCCCAGCCAACCACGCTGAATAGGCTATTTGTTTTTCGTCGAATTGACCAGAATGGAATCTGTTCAAATTATCATAATACCATTTTTCAAATATTGGATTCATTTTGCTTTCCTCCTTTCGTAAAAGTTCAGTTCCAGGTCATACCGTAGTGAATCAATCCCGACCTGGTATTTCAGGTGCTGGATTTCTAATTGCAGCTTTTCGGCTTCGGGGTCTGTTTCGGGTCGAAATATAAATGAACCTATTAACAGCCCAAGCAAAAGTATGTTAATCGCTAAGATCACATATCCGATTATTGATAATGTTTCGGTTTTCATGGCTATTCGTATTGAATTACAACTGACGGGATAGATTCACATTCATCATCATCACTATCCATGTCGACTAAATCCATTTGCCTAACTGTGTGAACAGTCATATAGTCGTAATCTTCACCCTGTTGGATCAATACATCTTTTTCAGGGTCTTGCTTTTGTAGTAACTCAATTAGTTCTTTTACTTTCATGGCTTTGGTTTTTAAAGTTGTTCTTCTTTGTAAATTAAACAAACTGCTAACTCATCAATCTTTTCCTTGTCAGTCATATGCGGGTGTTTTCTGTACAGCTTTTCCAGTTCCAGGGTGCGGATCTTGTTCAGGTCATCCATCGTCAGACCTTGCACTGGTTTGAACCTTGCTTTTCGTGTTCGGATGCCGTTGATCCGGTGAATTTCGGTGAGGGTGTAGGTCATGGATGTTAACTTAAAAATTCATTGAAATTCCTTAACCATACTTTATTGATTGACCCTGCCAATGTTGAACACATGTCCAACCGTAACGACCATGTTACATTGAGATCGTCAAGTATAAACCTTATCATCGCTGCATACTTTTTATCGAAATCAATGAACTGAGCCATCTTGCGCTCATGGTGCAACCCCGTGCAATGATCTAACATGTAACGCCCTGCCAAGCGTTCCCATGATTCATCCATTAGGTTACGGATCAGTATCAGCGTTATGCGTTTGCATTCGATATGCTCGTATAACCTGCGCTTTTTTCTCAGGTCTGAATGATCAACCAATACCTTGTCACGGTTCAGCGGTCCTGTTCCGATCAGGTTGTAAATGGCACATACCGAGGTGCTGATCATGTCTGCGGTGTATTCAATTGCCTGTGGTTTAGTGTCAGGCAATCCTGGCAAAATGTAGGCTGCTGATGTTGTCATATGGCTCTAAGTATTGTTTCAAATCTAGTATGTATGCATCATTATTTGTTGTATATTTGTTAAAAACTCATACTATGATAGGAATATATAAAATAGAAAACACAATTACCAATGACTTATATATTGGTTCTTCAATAAACATAGCCCAAAGAAAACGTAGGCATTTTAAGGATTTAAAACGTGGCATACATATATCTAAATTCTTACAAAGATCATATAATAAATATGGTTTATCTGCATTCAATTTTGAAATTATTGAACTTTTAGAATCATCAAATGATTTATTAGTGAGAGAACAATACTTTTTGGATTTATTGAAGCCAACATATAACCTTTGTAAAGTTGCAGGTAATTCATTAGGTGTTAAACAAACAGCCGAATTTATATTAAAGAACAAACTTCGTAATACAAACTTTGGTAATGGCAACTCAAAACTAACTGAAAAAGACCTTAATGATATAGTAATAAAACGTGAAACAATGTCACAACGGCAAATAGCAAAAGAATATAATGTACATATTACAACGATACAAAGAGTATTAAATAGGAATGGCATAAAAACACCAAATAAAGTATATGATAATAATGCAAGAAATATACTGTCTATTAATGGGGCAAAAAACCTGCCCAACAGATCAAAACGCGTAGCACATTGTAACAGTAATGGTGATATATTGCGTGAATATCCATCATTAAC